CCCCCCCCGATAGGCTGAAAGCCAGTCAGGGGGGACGTGCAAGGCACGGCCTAGAGCCGGATGCCGCCGCGCATCTGGCCGACGATATTGATCCGGCGCGTGCGGGAGGCGGACTTTTTGAACCGGCGGGCGGACCGGCCTTTGCTGACTGAAGTTCGGCGTCGCATAGGTGCTCCTTGGTTGGTTTAGACACCCGAGGTGTCAGTTAGACCAGTTACATCAAGTAATAGAACTGGTCTAGGGAGGCGGCCACGATTTTTGAGCCGTGGCCGCCTGTAAGGCCCTACGAGAGGGCCTGAATCTGACGGAGTCCCTCCGTCAGGGCTTTAGCGGCTTGGGCCGCTAGGACGGCCTGAGACGGATCCTCGATCGCCAGACGCGCGTAAGTCTTCGCGCTGCCGTAGAGGGTTTTCGCCTTTGTCAGGGCTTCCACGAGTTCCTTGAGCTGTTCGCTCTTGGGCACGAGTGTCGTTTGTTCGGATTCTCTGGCCATTGTCGTCGTATTCCTCCGTCGTGCGCTGTTCGCGCGTTTCTTCTGCATGGCTATTTTCCGACGGCGGTAGTTTTTCCGCAAGGCCCATCTCCCGTAATTCGTCGATATTGTCCGGATTTTGGACAAAATCCATGAAGGCTTGCGGATTGTTGCCGAATTTCTCGCGTATTGCTGCGGGGATTGTGAGGAATGCCTCTTGGGCCTTCCAAGATTCGGCGCTGTGCGTCGGCGAAATCGCCGACTTCGGTGAAATCACCGTAGAGCGGTTCGAGATTGACGTTTGGTAGCAGACCGCTCTTGATGAACCGTCCGACGATGACGTTGATATCGGCATCGGCGAGATCCGACTGCGATGTAAGCGATTCATCTTTGAAGACGGTAGCGTGTTCGTGGCGTCGCGCTTCGCGGACGCTGTTGTATACGGTTGCGAAATGCACCGTTTGCGTTGCGTTGAGTTCCGTCATGGGCGTCTCCGAAAGTTTGGACGGTTGGCTTGTGGTGTCGGCACTTTCGGCCGACGAGCGAGGTTTTTGATTGCGTTAAGAATGCCGCCTACGTCTCCGGCTTTTTCTAACGCTTTGCCGGAGGGACCGGCCATCTTCCAGAATTCGGAAGATGCCTTTCCTTCGGCAATTTCGAGAGAGTTGAGTTGATTTTGTGTTTGCTGCGCTTCCAGAAGAAGCGGTTGGAGTTCGCGTAATTGCGCCTCGTTGAGTTCAGATACCTTTCGGTCCTGCATGATTGAGTAGATTTCCTGCCGGAGCTTGTTGACGCGGAGATTTAGTTCCTGCGTCATGAGACCGACGTTGTTCGCGCTGTTTCCGGCGATAGCCGTGTCATACGCTGCTTTGCGCTCCATTTCTTTGGTGAGCGCGGTTGTAGCTTCCTTTGCGCGTGTATCCGCGTCGGTATTTCGTATTGAAGCGTCGATTTGCGCGCCTTGTAGCGCCATCTGCGCTGCGGACGCGACTTGGCGAGCTTGCTCAGGGCGCGATGCCTGAGTGTTCTCGACCTTGGCCGCGCTGGTGCTTGGCGTAGAAGCGGCGCCGTGGTAGGCGAGCATGGGATTGAGACCTGCCGCCTGTAGATCGGTGACGCGACGTTGCACCTCCGTGTTCGAGAGATCCCTTTCGAAATCGCGTTGTTCTCTGGCGAGCATGATGTTTGTTTCGTTGGCCTCCTTTGCGCCGGCAGCGGATTGGTTGCCGGCTTTTTTGGCTGAGTTCGCAGCGAGCGCGCCCGCTGCGAGTGTTGCGACGGCCATGAATGGAAATGGCATGGCTAGAAATGGTCGACGAGACCGGGGACGGAGTAGGTAGGCATGGGGCGCGTTGCCGCGACCCTGAATAGCACGTCGAGCAGAATCTGTTGGCCGTTGGCGCCAGCGCCAACCGCCATCGATCGCGAGAGCGTGTTAAGACTGGGATCCTGTATGAACGTGCTGTTGAGCGTTGGAAGGGACCCGAATTCCTCCGAGTAGTGCCACACGTCGATGTTGTTCGGTGTGGTAGAGCGGAACAGCGAGCAGATCTCGTTCGGGGTGTATCGATATTCGGCCCATCGTTCCTGATAGCCGAATGCCGCGAGGTCGGTTGGAGTCCCCTGGGCGTAAATTTCCTTGTTGAGGATTGCCTGTTCGCCGAGGTGGGCGAACGTCGGGAAGTAGTAGTCGTAGCGCGTGCTGCGCGACCAGTGTCGGCGCAAGCCCTGCTGATAAGTCAGGTCGGTGCGGACGTTGGCAAGTCCGATGATGTAGCCGTGTTCGACGGCTGCGTAGCTGAATTTATGGCCTCCGCCTTGTGCAGTTGTGAATGCGGCGAGGTTTCCTTGTGGCGTAGTGTCCGTCTCGGAAGTCTGAGCCACGGGATGGGTTGAGACCATAGTTTTTCCACCGCCGATATATTCGGGGCGCTGGAGTCGGAAGTCGGGCGGTCTGACTCCGAAATGGGTCTGAAGCTGTTCGATGTAGCGTGTTCCACCGCGCGCGTCCTTTTCCAGCATCTTCTGTGTCTGGAAGGCGAGTCGGATTGCGTTGATTGTTGCGGCTGTCGCAGCGCTGAGATCCGCGAAGACATTGGAGTTACCGGCGCCGGCTGGCGAGATATTCCAATCGGTATTTACGCCCGGAAGCGCGCCGCCTGAGACCCCGAGGTTTGCAGAGCCGGCGCCCTGAAATCCTTGGTATACGGTGCCCGCACCGTTGCGTATCGCAATTGGCGAGCCGTTTCCGTACACGGGAGCGTTGCCGCTGAGCGGGAGTTGTACTGCTGCGCCTTTCTGTGGCCACGGCAGTGCGGACGTGAAGTAGTCGTGCTTTTTCGAGCGGTTCGCGAGGAAGTAGTCGGTTGCCGGATCGGGACCGTCACCGGTGTGAATGATGAACCCGTTTTGCAGGTTCTGATCGCGGAACCATTCGTTGTAGATGAGGGAATACGCGCGCAGCGGCAGCGCGTTGATGGGGAAGCTGTTTGCGCCGGTGATCTGTCCGGCGCAGGGAATTCCAAGCTGATCGTAGATCGACTGAGCGAGGAATCCTCCGGGCGGCGCATCGATTTTCGGGATGGTGAAGTTGCCGCCCGAAATGAATTCTTCCCAGTTCGTCCAGAGAATTCGGTTCGGGACGAAGAAGAAGAATGTTTCGAGTTCCGCGTTGTCGAGGACGGGTGTGATGGGCGTTGCGAGGCGAGCAAACATGCTCGCTTTGCCGGCGAAGTGATCGCCCGGCAGCATTTCCTCGCAGTAGATCGGGACGAGCGCGCCACCGTTGAAGGTTGTTTTTCGCGCTTGCTGTAGCAGGTAGCGTGAGCGTGGAACGTCGTTCTTGGGGACCATGGCGAAGCTGTGCTGGCTGGCCATGCGGTTGCGGTTAAGCATTGGGATCATTCTCCGTGTTGACGTTGAGGAGGGCGGAGCATTCGGCGACGAGCTCCGGACGAACTCCATGGAGTTCGCCGGTTTCTTCGTCGAAGGTTCCGACGTGCATCAGTCGGAAGTCCTGCGGACGCTGGTTGAGGAGGTTTTGGGGATCCACGCGGTTGACTTCTGCTCGAAGTTGGCGGACCGCCGTTTGGTGTGACCGTTCGGTGAACGGTCGGTGATGGAGTAGAGCGACGTTGTCGTAGATTGCGTAGACGTACATTTAGACGGAGTTCCTTTTTTTGATTCGCGCACGCGTTATTTCATCGCACGCGCGTAGTTGAGTTTCTGTCATTTTTTCGGCGTCTTGTAGTCGTTTGTGCTTTAGATACTCCATTCGTTCTGGGTTTATGGTGTCGTAGAGGTTGTCGTAGTACTTCGGCGGTTTTAAGAGTTGTCCGCGTAGTGGGACCGCGTCTTTGTCGGCGGCATAGATATCCGCGTGATACTTTTGGAACCAGTTGTAGGCAATTCCCGGTCGGCGGGACATTACCGAGAAGGGTTGTTCGAGGGGGATTATCTCCCCGGTTTCAGGGATGAGTTTGACGTAGCCACCTCCTTTGTTGAGTTTCTTTCCTGTCTGTTTTTTCATGACGTAGCGAGCCGTATAGGCTGCTGTTTCGTAGTTGAGGTCTCCGATTAGGCAGTGGCCATGTCCCCACGTTTTTTCCAGCAGTTCGCTGGTATAGAGACGGTATCCGTCTCCTTGAGAGAAGATTTTCCTATCGTTGAAGTTGAGTCCAAAGAGGCAAGCGTGGTAGTGCGCTCGTTGGGTTGTTTCTCCGTATTCGCCACAGGCGTAATACCGGAAGGGACCGACGTTTTTTCTTAGACGCTTCCAGAATTTCTGAAGGTCTGAAGGACGGAGAGAACCGTCTTGAGNGATTTTGCTGTCCTCATATGTGAGCGTAAGGAAGCAATTTTCGTCGTGAAGTTGCGCTTCGTGAATACAGCGCATAGCCCATTCCCTTGATTTTCTTAAGCGGCAGTTTGCGCACTGGCCGCATGGGACTTGTATTTGCCGGTGACCGGTTGGGACTTTTCCGC